GTACTGTTATGAATAGAGAAAGAGTATTAATTACATTTAATATTAAAATATATAGAAATGAGACTACAGCTAATTCAGATATACAAAAAGCGAATGCAAAATTTGCCGATAATGCACATCAATTATCTAGATTTAAAAGGCTACCAATTGAAAAGAACTATACATATTTGTATTCGGGATTAAATACAGAAGTACTAAGTTATCAAATTGATGTAGAGAATTTATATTTTCAAATTCACCAACCATCACAGGCGATGTATTCTAATGCAAATTTAGAATCATTCGCACCTACAACACCATCTAAACCAAACAAAAGTCCGTATATAGAAGACATAGTGCAACACCCAGGAGTATCTTATAATACAGTTAAAGGAACATTCCATGATGTTGGAGGAGACGCACAACAACAGAGTGCAACAAGTAAAGGCAATGCTGTAACCGAATCCTTAGCATCTAATATGTCTAAGCGAGATATTGACGCAATGAAATTTGAAATGGAAATTAAAGGTGATCCATATTGGATGGGTAATATGATGGTAGATGTACAAGGTAAACTTGAATTACCAGATTATGATTCAAGAGATGCATTGGTAAGTTTTTTACAATATCAACCAAGCAATGACTTATTAAATACACAAACTAAAGGACCAGTTGATTATATTTCATCTGGTGTTTATAAATTACAAAAAATTGAAAGCAGGTTCCAGGGTGGTAGGTTTACTCAGGCGTTATCTGGGTATAAAGATCCTACTACGAACATTGCTATTATAATAAGAGAACTAGAGGAACTATCAGGAGTATAATATGGCAGGTGTAGTTAAAAAAGACGGAATTGAAGTATCATTAAGATCTAAAGGTAACAGTGTACCTGGTATCAATAATCTTAATGGCGTGTATATTGGCGAAGTTATTAATAACAAAGATAGTTTATATACTGGCAGAATAACAGTACGAATAAATGATTTTCAAAGCCAAGATGCAGAAATAATTTGCTTGTTAGCATTACCATTCGGTGGGCACACTAGCATTAAAGATAGTGGTGATGATGAAACTAAAGAAGCCCAAGCGCCAGTAAGTTATGGTATGTGGACACAACCACCCGAAATAGGAACTAATGTTATTGTAGCATTTACTAATAGTTTAGAACAAGGTATCGTTATGGGATCTCTTGTATCTAAAGACAGTAACTCAATGATGGGCGGAAGAGCAAGTGGGCAAGTATATGCTAACGGTGAAAAAAGTTTAGGACCAGCAGTTGAAAAGAATCCATATGATACAAATGATGATGATACAAAACCATTAGATGAATATTTTCAATCAGTATTAACTCAACAAGGACTAAGTGTTGACTATGTTAGAGGACATAGTCAAAGTAATGCAAGAAGAGAATCTCCTAGTAAAGTTTTTGGAATTACAACACGTCAAGGACATGTATTTACAATGGACGACGGAACTGATAAAAATGCTAGTAACAATATTAGATTAAGAACTAAAAGTGGTGCTCAATTATTAATGGATGATAGTAATGGTTTTATTTTTCTTACTACACAAAACGGAGATGCGTGGATTGAGATGAACGCCTCTGGACATATTGATGTATATAGTAAGAGTGGAATAAACATGCACACAGAAGGTGATTATAATGTACACGCAAAAGGTAGCATTAACATGCAGGCAGAGATTGGTGTTAACATAAAAAGTTCAGGTGGTGATGGAATTAAACTTGAAACAAGTGTAGCTGGTATAGATGTACACAGTGCATTGGATATTAAAATTCAATCAGATACTAACTATCATTTAACTGTAGCAGGTAATCAAGTTATAAAAGGCAAAAAGATAGATATGAACGGCCCAGAGCCAACTGCCGCAACAAAAACTACAATACAAAATCAAACAACAAATCTTAACGTACTATCTAGTACAGCAAGTAGAGTACCAGAACATCATCCATGGCAAGGTGTTGATGGTGTAGAAGAAACATATACAACTGGAAAAGGAAATATATTATAATGCCTAATTTTGATTTACAATCAACAGTTAATAATAAGAACTTAATTGACTATGGACTATTTACAGTATTAAATAGTACAGCCGTTAATACATTAATAAATTTAACTGAACTAGAGGCTAGCGACAAGTTAATTAATATTAAACTTAGAAACACTAGGTGGTTAGGTTATACTAAAAATTCTGTTATTGGTTATAAAGGAACTTCTAAATTAACAAGTGATGGTTTAACTGAAGCGGCATCATATACAATTTGGATTGAAGAATTTAAAGACAAAGAACGAAGATTTAAAAAGCAATTTCCATTAAGTACTGTATCACAAACACAGTACGATGCTATGTTAAGTTTATACGCAGACACTAATACATTTAATAAAGTAGGAACAAGCAACAGAGAATTTCAAATATTAGAATTTATTCAAGATAGAAAATGGGATTATGTGGCTACAGCCTTAACACTTAGCGGTGCAAATAGAACAAACAGGCAAGCCGAAGCAAAGCTATTAGTTCTAGGTGATTATGGAACATACAAAGATAGAACTTATATTAAAGAAGAAGGTATACAAACTCTTATAAAAGAATATAGTACAGCACAAATGAATGACTTACAAAAGAAACAAGCAGAATATGTTTACTATGCTGAAACAAATAGATTCTTACCAAATATGATTGAGAGTAGAAAACGAATTCTTGCAAAACAACTAAGTTAATATATAACAAAAATTAATTAAATACTTTTATAATTCCTAAGGAATTATGTGACATAATTATAAGGAATTAGAATGAACAATAGTGTACTACTACTTAACGCTGACGGACAACCCCTTTCTATTGTACCTCTAAGTACAGTCAGTTGGCAGAATGCTATTAAGGCAATGTTCTCAGAAAAAGTACACGTGATTAAAAATTATGAAGATGTGTTTCTCCGGTCAGCATATCTTACCATTCCTTGCCCTAGCATAATCATGCTAAACAAATATCACAAACAACCTTCCAAAGCAAAATTCACACGTAGAAACTTATATATAAGAGATGATTATTGTTGTCAGTATTGTGGCAATCAATTTAGTAATAACGACTTAACAATAGATCATGTTATTCCTAAATCATTGAGTGGCAGATTAAATTGGGAGAATAGTGTTACAGCATGTGGTCCTTGTAATGTTAAAAAAGGCAACCAAATTAAAAAGCCAATACAAAAACCTGTTAGGCCTAGTTGGCACAGAATAAACTACGCTACCAAGCTTCATACCTTAATAATTCCAGATATTGTATGGCAAAACTACGTAAAATGGCCAGAAGATAAGTTAATTCTTCAGTCATAAACTACATAGTTAATCTTTTCGATAAATAGTTGTATGAGCAATATAATTGGATATACAACTATAAACGAACCATATACTAGTAAAACTCTGTCTGGGTTAGAATTAGCCAAACAGGATTTATTAAATCATTTTAAAATCCGTAAAGGAGAGAAGTGGACAGATCCAAATTTTGGGTGTGACCTAGAACTGTATGTGTTTGAACCACTAGATGAATCAACACAAGATAATATTAATGAAGAAGTTAATAATATTATAAATTATGATCCTAGATTTGAAGTGAATGATTCAAATATAAATGTTGTACAAGAAGCACATTCTGTTACAGTTAATGTGAAGCTCACTTACTTACCAACAACAACTGCAACAGAGTTGCAGATTAAATTCGACAGAGAATTTACAGAAAACGCAGAGTTTTAATTATGGCACAGAAATCACGACAAAATAAACTATTTGCGGCAGAGGACTTTACAGTAATCTATGAATCATATATCAATGCAAATTTTCAAGCATTTGACTTTGACACAATACGTACTGCAATGGTTGACTATGTACGCAACAATTACCCAGAGAACTACAATGACTGGGTAGAATCAGCTGAATTTGTATCACTACTAGATGTAGTTGCACAGTTTGGACACAACTTAGCATATCGAGTAGATATGAATGCTAGGAACAATTTTTTAAGTACATCAGAAAAACAAGAGTCAGTTTACAAATTAGCAGAATTTTTAGGATATCAACCAAGACGTAATGTGCCAGCGTACGGTGAGATGAAAGTTATAGGTGTTAAAACAAACGAACCAGTTATAGGTAGTGCAGGTACTAGCCTAGGTGGAACCGAATTAAAATATGAAGTTTCAAATAATGTTAACAACCTAGATGATTTTATTACTGTAGTGAATTCAGTTTTACAAAACAGTAATCAATATGGTAGTCCAAAAAAATCAGTAGTAATTAATAATATAAAAACAGAATTTTATGATCTGAACAATACTCCTAATCAAATTAAATTTGATATACAAGGAGCAGTATCAGGAACAAGCTCATCGTTTAACATTATAAGCAGTGACTATGATAATAACACTCAAACATTTAAAGAAAAGACTCCAGACCCAGTAGGAAGTTTTGGAGTATATTTTAAACAGGACGGTAAGGGAATAACAAGTGTTAACACTGGATTCTTCTTTGGTGTTAAACAAGGAACGTTACAGTATCAAGACTTTGTTGTTGACAATCCAATTGACAGTGCATCTTTTGACGTTACAAATTCAAACGTTAATAACTTAGATGTGTGGGTACAAAATATTAATAATACTGGTAATGTTGTTAAAGAATGGACAAAAGTATTAGATGTTAATAGTAATGTAATTTATAATAACTTAGCAACAGGCGAACGAGATATATTCAGTATTAAAACTAGAAAAAATAACAAAATATCAGTATTATTTCCTGATAGTACTTTTGGTAATATTCCAAAAGATACATTAAGAGTATGGCATAGAACAAGTGCTAACAGTACATATATTATTAGACCAGATGATATAACAACTAAAAAGATACAAATAACTTATACTGGTTATGATGAAAATACATACACTGCAATTTTCACTATACAACTTAAACAATCAATTTCAAATGCAAGTGCAAATGAAACAATAGATCAGATACGTGAGAATGCACCAAAGAATTACGCTAGTCAAGATAGAATGATTACAGCACAGGACTATAATACTATGTTAGGTAATAGTAACGGTAGTATTGTTAAAATTAAAAGTATAAACAGAACATTTAGCGGACACAGTAGATATTCTAAATTTAACGACCCAACTGGAACATATAGTAATTTATATATGTCAAGTAACGATGGAACATTAAATGCACAAGATAATTTAGTATCTTCATCATCAGCCTCAACTGAGAGTGCTAATACGATATATCAAAAATATATTAAAGATATATTAGATAATGATGAATTTGTAAACTTGTATTATACAAGATATAAAACATCATTTTATAATCTAGCAAATGAAGTAATAGATGGAAACGCACACATGGTTGCTAATGTTGTACAAGCAACATCTACGTATAAATGGAATAATCCAAGTAGTTCATCAAGTGGAGCATTAGCTGGATATTTGAGAGATTCAAATGATGCTATTGCACGTGTTGGTGATACAACGTCTGGGTATATAAAACATTTTAAACCTGGTGCATTAATTAAATTTAGAAAAGCAGATGACACATTTACATGGGCTAAAGTTGTAGATATAAAAACATACGGACTTGGAATAGAAGGTACAGGAACAAATGCTGGAGAACCAACTGGACTAGTTTCAGATGGTACCGGTGCTATTGTGTTGGATGCTACTGTACCATCAAACAGTACAATTGAAATTATATATCCTGCATTGTCTAGAAAGTTTACAAATAGAGAAAGAGATATATTTATTAGTTACTTAAAGGCAAGTAGATCGTTCTCATTAATATACAATTACAAAACAACAAGTTGGACAGTTAATCCAACACCAGCGGCCTTTGATGCTACTGTTTCTTTTCCTGCTAACTTTGGAATAGATAATGATAGTTGGCCAATTTCAGTTAATTACACTGGATCGACATATGATATTTACTGCAGAACAGTAAGAATTAATTTTACAAGTACTAAAGTACAATTAGGAAATATTCAAAACGAAGTTGAAATTGGAACATACACTAAAAAGGCTAAACGAGATATACTTAGCTTTTTAGGAGCCAGCGGTCAAAGTATTATAAGAGTAGGGTCTTTTTATGTATATGGTTTTGAAACTTCAGATTCAAACAAATATAGGCTAACACTTATTGATGGCAACGCTGACAGCAGACCAGATAACCCAGATGTATTTGAAGAAACATCGTTAATTGGAACTACAGGTCTAAACTTTGAATGGGAACACATCGCTACAGATAATCAAGTAGTTGATCCTAGTTTTACAAACATCATTGATGTATTTGCATTATCAAAATCATATGATACAGAATATAAAAGTTACTTAAAAAGAACGATAACAAAAGAACCAATTCCACCTACTAGCTATGAGTTAGGTACACAGTTTGCAGGTATTGTGGATAAGAAAGCAGTAAGTGATACTGTTGTATATAAACCAGTTAAATACAAACCAATGTTTGGCACTCTTGCAGAACCACATTTAAAAGCAAGGTTTAAAATAATTAAATTATTTGGATCAAATATTACTGACAGTGATTTAAAATCAAAAACAGTAACAGCAATAGATGAATTTTTTGTTTCAAGTAATTGGGACTTTGGTGAAACTTTTTACTTCACAGAATTATCTGCATATGTGCATAAGCAACTTGCAGGTGTTTTAAGTAGTTTTGTTATTGTACCACAAAGCTCAGGAAGTACATTTGGTGATATGTTTGAATATCAACCAAACACAGATGAATTACTTATACCAGATGTAACTGTTAACGACATTGATATTATTACAAACATTACAGACGCAAATATTAGAGCAGGATCATAATATGAAAAAGAAAGCAGGTCAGGGTTCAATTAATAAAATTAAGACCAGTAAATTTTTACCAAGTATATTTCAAACAGAACTTAATCAAGTTTGGTTAGATAGTACAATGGACCAAATGGTTTCAAAAGGGCCGTTGGAAAATATTGATGGTTATATTGGAAGCAAAGACGGAAAAGTAGCAACAGCAGGTGATGTTTATTTGGATTCGTCAACATTGGAACCTGCAATTGTTTCATTTAATAAACAATCAGAAATAACTAATATCATTGCATTTGATGATGTTGCTAATACAATTAATGAAAACTTTAAAACTTATAATTATAATTCAGCGTACAGTTCAACTAAATCTACATTTAGTCCACCAATTAATATTGATAAGTTTGTTAACTATATAAACTATAGTTGGATAGAAGAGTTGCCGGTATACGAAAGTATATGGACAGGTGCTAGTAAAAATCCAATAACAGATATACAAACAAATGGCATCTCAACACTAACAGATGATAACAATACATTTATAGTTGAAAATAATATGCTTATTAAGTTTACTGGTAGTGGTTGGCATGCAGATGTTTTAAACAAAACATATCTAG